AAACAGTTCTCTGGGGAAGTATTAACTTCTTTCGAGCAGACTACTGTTACAGCCGACAAGCACATGATACGTACAATCGCATCAGGTAAGTCTGCACAGTTCCCAGTTATGGGTAGAAGTTCTGCTGCATATCATACCCCAGGAAATGAGATAACAGGCACAGCCCTAAATCACGCAGAGAAAGTTATTACTATTAATGACCTTCTAATCTCTAACCACTTCATTGCAAATATTCAAGAAGCTAAGAACCATTATGATGTTCGTTCTGTATATTCGTCAGAGATGGGTAGAGCACTAGCTTTCCAAATGGATAAGCACGTTCTTCAAACTATGCTTCAAGCTGCTGCAGGAACTGCAAACGTAGGTGACTCAGGTTACGAAGCAGGTACAATTATTACAGACTCAGATGCTAATACATCTGCTGCTTCATTGATTACTTCAATCTTTGATGCTGCTGAAGCATTAGATGACGGTTATGTACCATCAGAAGGAAGATTCTGTTATCTAAAACCTGAACAGTATTACCTATTAGCTAATGCTACTAATGCTGTTAATGTAGACTTCTCAGGTAGAGGTTCTATTGCTGAAGGTACAATCCCTCAGTTAGCAGGTATTAACCTAATTAAGACCCCACATCTACCAACTGGTAACGTAACTGGTACTGGTACAGATGCAGGTGGTGCAGGTGGAGCACAGGTAATTAACGCATCTAACACAGTTGCTATTATTGCTCATACTTCTGCTGTAGGTACAGTTAAGTTAATGGATTTAGCTGTTGAATCAGAGTACGACATCCGAAGACAAGGTACACTAATGGTTGCAAAGTATGCAATGGGTCATGGTGCATTACGTCCAGAGGCTGCAGTACAAATTCAAACTGCTTAATTTTAATCATAGCGAGAGTCATTCATTTGGCTTTCGCTTTTTTTTACAGGATTGATTATGTCAACTACACCAACAACAGAACTTGAAGCAGTTAACATTATGTTAGCTTCTATAGGTGAGTCTCCTGTATCTAGTTTAGATGATGCTCAACTTGTAGATGTATCTATTGCTAAGTCAATATTAGATGAAACTTCTAGGTCTATACAATCTCAAGGACTTCATTGTAATACTGAACATGAATATCCTATTGTTCCTGATACAGATGGACAATTAAATGTACCTAGTAACTGTGTGAAGATAGACACTTCTGGTTCTACTAGTGACGTTGACGTGGTTCAAAGAGGCACAAGATTATATGACCGTAAGAAATTTTCCTTTACAACATTTGAAGGCACATATTATGTAGATATGGTTCTACTATTAAACTTTAATGATTTACCAGAGCACGTTAAGAGATACGTTACAGTTAAATCTGCAAGAAGATTCCAAGGTAGATTCATGGGTTCAGATACTTTAGGTGGATTCTCTGAAAGAGATGAATCAGAAGCTATGGTTTATTTTGAACAATGTGAAGCACAAACAGAAGACAGTAATATGTTACTTGATAACTATGATGTTTCTAAAATAATAATTCGTGGAGCACCACGTAGAGCAATAAGGTGATGATATGCCTCTCGTTAGTACAGGACTACCTAATCTCTTAAATGGGGTTAGTCAGCAACCATCTACGTTGCGACAGACTACACAGGGGGAAAGTCAGGTAAATGGTTTTTCATCTATAATAGACGGACTAATTAAAAGACAACCTACAGAACACGTTGCTAAAATTATAAATTCAGCCGTAAGTGGAGCAGCTATCCACGTTGTAAATCGTGATGAAGCTAACCAATACATTATTGCAATTACTGCAACTAGCAGTTCAGCCACTATCCAAGCCTTTGATTTGGCAGGTAATGCTGCAACTGTTAACGTACCTAATGGTACAGCTTATTTACATTGTGCTAACCCACAAACAGATTTAGCTTTTGTAACAGTAGCTGATTTTACTTTTATTGTTAACAAAACTAAAACAGTTGCCATGACTACTGCAACAGTATCTGGCTCAGTAAGTAGTAGTGTACAAGAATTTGCTGATTTACCTACGAGTGCTTCTGCAGGTGATGTACATGAAATTATTGGTGACCAAAATAATAACTTTGATAATTACTTTGTAAAAGCATTAAGTGCTAATACTTATGAAGAGACTGTAAAGCCTGGGATTATATATCAATTAGATAATACTACTATGCCACATAGTTTAGTTTTAACTTCAGGTTCATTTACATTTAATAGACAAACATATGCTGATAGAGATGCAGGTGATTTAGACTCTAATCCTAATCCTTCTTTTGTAGGTAGAAAAATAAACAATATATTCTTCTATAAAAATAGACTAGGTTTATTAGCAGATGAAAACATTATCTTTAGTCAGTCAGCAGAGTTCTTTAACTTCTTTGCTACAACAGTAACTGCAGTTTTAGATGATGCACCTATAGATGTTTCTGTTAGCCACACCAAAGTATCTATCTTAAAACACGCAATTCCTTTTAATGATTCACTAACATTATTTAGTGACAACACACAATTTAGTATTGAGACTAGTGGAATACTAACACCTAAAACAATATCAATAGTACCTAGTACGGAGTTTGAAAATGATACAAAAGTTTCGCCTGTTGCTTCAGGGAACTACTTATATTTTACGTCTAAGCGAGGAGACTTTACGTCTGTTCGTGAGTATTACGTGGAGAGTGATACAGTCATCGTGGATGCTGCTGAAATCACGAGCCATTGCCCTAAGTACTTACCTAAAAACGTGGTTAAATTAGCCTCATCATCTAATGAAGATATATTAGTAGGGCTATCAAGTGAAGACCGTTCTAAGTTATACATATACAAATGGTATTGGCAAGGAACAACTAAGCTAGTATCAAGTTGGTCTGAGTGGCATATGCACACAGGCTCAAGTGTACTTGATGTAACAATATTAGAGAACGATTTATTTATAGTAATAAGTAGAAGTGATGGAGTATTCATTGAAAAATTACAGCTTCAATATCCTAATGATTCTGGGCTTACTTTCTGCAGTCGTGTTGACAGGAAAGTTACAGTCTCAGGTTCTTACAATTCAGGAACAAATATCACAACTTGGACATTGCCATACGTCTATGACGGAACAGTCAAAGCAATAAAGTCTGGTGCATGGTCAAGCAGGAAGGGTACTGATATAACAGTAACCAGACCTACAACATCTACAGTTGCTGCTACAGGAGATTATTCTGCAGCTACAGTAACTATAGGAATCCCTTATACATTTGAATACCAATTCTCAGAACAACACGTTAGAGAAAACCAAGGTAAACAATCTGTACAATCAGGAAGATTACAATTAAGAACTATGAGAGTTAACTACGAAGACTCTGGGTTTTTTAAAGTAGAAGTAACTCCTGAAGCTAGAAGTACAAATACATATGAATTTAGTGGTAACGTAATTAATAGTCCATCAACAACTATTGAAGACGTGAATATTTCTGATGGAACATTCAGATTTCCAATTCAATCTAAGAATGACAGAGTAACAGTAAAGATACTTTCAGATAGTTATTTACCATGTTCTTTTCAATCTGCTGAGTGGGAAGGTTTCTATACCATACATTCACAGAGGATATAGATGAATACATACATGATAGATGATACAACTATAATTAGTGTTGTACAAGCTGACCCTATGGATGCTTTAGTTCTCGCACCACGTTTAAGACAACCTGATGTTATTGAAGTAACAGCAATGGGTACAACACCTTTCAAAGCATTAATGCAATCTTTTGAATTACCTAATTCTGAAGTTTATACAATATTAGAAACTAAAGCTGAAACACAAGAATCTAAAGTTATAGCTATGTTCGGTGTAGCTGACTCAGTAGAAGTTCCTGAATATGGTGTACCTTGGATGTTAGCTTCTAGTGATTTAGAAGATTACTCAAGACCTTTTCTACGTTATTGCAAAGATTGGATAACTAAAATTGAAAACAAATATGACGTTCTTTACAACATGGTTCATTGCCAAAATGCACAGGGCATGAGATGGCTACAATGGTGTGGGTTCGATATTAAAACATCACGCACTTATGGTGCAGGGGGTGAAGACTTTTACCTATTTATAAGAGAGAAAAATAATGTGTGAACCGACAACAATGGTAATGATGCAAGTCGCATCTGGGATGATGACTTACATGGCTGCTCAAGATGCAGCAGATGCTCAAACTAAACAGAACCAAGCCTATGCTAATGATGCTCAAGCCTCTCACGAAAGAGAGATGAAAATGCTTGATAGGAGAATGGACGAAGAAAAAACTGCTTCTGTTCAAGCTGAACAAGATGTTATTGCAGATGCTAGAGAAAAGAAAGCAACAGCTATAGCTTCAGCAGGTGAATCAGGGGTATCAGGTATTTCTGTAGAGGCTCTTCTAAATGAGGTTGATTACCAAGAAGGTACTATATTAACAAGAAACTTAGGTTCAACTAAGAATAAATTAGCTTCACTAACTGACGATAAAGAGAAGTCATACGCAACTATGGTATCAAGATTTAATTCTTTAAAGCCAGTAGCACAACCAAATTTCTTAGGTACTGCATTAGAAGTCGGAGCAGGATTAAGTCAAACAGTAGACTTTAAAGGCACGACTGATAATACTAAATGGGAATTATTAACATAGGATTTGACATGGCACAAAGACAACAAATAGGTAAAGTCGCAGGATATGGAAATACAAGTACACCTGCAAGTAGACCAGTAGACACATTTAGTGGTGCACCTGCTATTAATACAGAAACGTCAGCTAGTGCCCTAGCAAAATCTTTTGGTTTGTTCACACAGTCTATGGCTAAAAGAAGTC